GTTAATGAAATATGGGGAGTTCTCAATAGGTACTACTCGCTTTGCACTGATGATGAGTAGATTACTGTGCAACCTTTGAGCCGTTTGCTCCCCAAGGTTTAATTCTTGATTCCTTTAGTGGGTGTGATAAAATAGAGGGTCTAATCCGTGTGTGTCCGGGCAGGCTATGCCTACCCGAAGCACGGAGTTGAGTCTCGTTAGAGTGCGAGCTCGCCGAGAGGTTGACGCTCGGGTCGAAAGTACCACTGAGTAATCGGTGGTCTTTCTATCCCGTCAACCGTGGTAGACTCTTTGTCTACCTTTCGGGAGAGTTCGTACTTAACACCAGTCTTGACCGAGACTGTGACGCCAGCTTTGCCAGCAAACTGAGTGAGCTTGCTCACTTGTGCGGCTGTCAACTGTGCAGGCATAGTCGAGTCAGGGGTAGTGTTAACTCTGAACCGTTCGGAAGAGTAGATTACTTTTCCGTTACGGTCAGTGTCAGCCTCGTACTCTTGAGTTCGAGGATTAACGCTACCACTGGTGGTGTTGGAGATTGAAATGATATTTAAGCTCATAGGCGATAGTCCTTTGTGGTTAGATTATTATTTACATATCTTCACAACTAGCAGGGGCAATCAGCAGTAACCCTACGGTTTCACCAGTGGAGGGACGAGCGTTTAATCGCTAGAAAGCGATTCAACGGGAGTGGCACCCCACGCCCGTGAAAACGGACGGGGTACGCTGAACTGTATATCACGTACTCCCATTCTACAGTAATTTTCAAAACTTTTCTCATTTGCACTTACATAGGGGTTGAGAATTGAGAATTTTTTTTTGTAATTTTTTTTATGATAAAAATACTGATTTTAGTCTTTTTGGCTGGGAGCGTCACGCTTAATATGGATTCCGAACACAATGCGTCTGTATTTGATGATATTGTTGCAGTTAACGACTCTACTAAACATCAATATGTTAACATTAGAGAGGGTGAAAACTGGTGCTGGTTACACAATCAGTGGGAGAATGTTAGGATTGTACACTCAAGTCCTGAAGCAGAAAACAAAGAATTATAGCTTATTTCACTAAGTGGTTGCTGTAGAGGCACCTATAGGGTCTGGGTTAAAGAAAATACTAACTATTGCATCGCCTTAATATACTTATTACATTATTAGTATATTTTGTGGTTAGTTCGTAAGAACTGATTTAATAAATAAGGGGAAGTTTCGCACTAGATGGGTAATAATACCGATATAACCAAATATCTGACACAAGATGGAAAGCTAAATCACACATTGGTGTGGGAAGAACTGTCTAATATACAGGGATTTCAAGCTGAGGTTAATAGAGGTAAAGTTTACCACAATATAATGGAGGCTTATAAGCAATATGAAGAAAATCTTACACAGAATCGTCCGAATAGCGTACCTATATCTAAGACTAATGTGGAACATTCTAGCAATATATCTAGGAATACCCATAAAGAGGTGGCTAAAGAGGTACGTCCTACCAGTATTAAAACGCCTATAACAGAACAAAGCGTTTGTGACTGGATAAACCTACAAACAGGTACTAAATTTACTCTTACTGGGGAGCAGTATTCTAGTTATGATGCTGAAGAACCCAGATATATAGCAGAAATTAAGATACGTGGCAAACATTACGATGATTGTCTTATAGAATGGGATAAATATATGGCTAATAAGGGCTGTTCAGAGATAGATGGTAAGGATTTCCTTTATATAGTCGTTGTAAGTCCTAATATATACGTATTTAACATAACAAAGCTTAATAATAAGAAGTTTAACTATAAATGGGAAAGCCGTAAACTACCAAGAAATACAGCATTTGGTGGTGAAGAGGACAAGATTGACAAGAGGATAGGGTATATACACGTTAGTCAGGCTAAGGTGGTACCTTGTTCAGTGTAACTATAAGACATAAGGACATTGGTCCTACTGATTATATAATATATACAGAGGAAGAGGCTAAAACAGCTAAGGTTCCTTATAAACACTGGCAGAAGACAGAACAGGGTGAGTATGCACTTACTGATGATGGATTTGTAGCACGCCTAATTAAAAGAAAAGAGTACATAGCGTCAGATGGAAGAAAGTCCTATTACTTTAGGTTCCCTTTTGGCTATATTATGTGGGATTCAAAATATCCCAATAAGAAACTTAATTGTGGGGGCAGGGTAACTAACACCACTATGAGTGGAAAGAATTGGCTTGAGGTCAGATGTAATTCAGAAGACTATCAAGACTTAGCTTTTTGGGCGGCAGTTACAGAGAATCGTGATGTCGCTATTGACAAAGTATATGGTAGTGTAAGCGTAAGTAAGAGACGTAAGCTTAAACGCCATATGAGAACGGAGACATTTAAAAGTATGAAAAGAGATGAGGCACAGAAGATGCTGGCTTCCAATATGATGGATGCGGACTATTTCATTGATTTAATGAAGAAGGGAGTAGAAATAGCATTAAAAAAAGAAGATGTTAATGGAATAAGGGGTTTCGTTAACGATGGTATGGAAATACACGGAATGAAAGATAAAGAAACAGTAACGGTTACTGATAAGCTTGAAGCCGTCCAGACCAGAGCTCTTATAGATAATATCAACCAAGAAGAGAATAAGTTGATAGCAACTAGGAAACAGGAGGTTCCGATTGAAAATGGCAATGTCCAGAGTACAAGTAATAAGACCGAAGACTAGATTTGACCTTTGGTATATAGTAAGGAAGATGCTCCACGAAGAAGAATTGGAGCAAATAGTAGAACAAATGGAAAAACTTCCATTATCTACAGCACAAACATTAGCTGGTACAGATAGAGATTATAGAGATAGTGTAATTAAATGGGTACCTCAATATGATAAGAGTAATTGGAAATGGTTATATTATAGGATATGGAAATGGGCTAATATAGCAAACGATGATAATTGGCATTTTAATATTGAAGGATTTCAAGACGCCCCACAATATACTATGTATAATGGAACTGGTGCCAAGTATGACTGGCATACTGATTTGGGTGGAAATGGTATAGACCATAGAAAGATTAGTATGAGCTTATTAATAGAAGACTGCACTAAGGGAGGGGCTTTAGAATTAAAGTCCGGAAAAGATAGTAGCGTAGTAGAGCTGAATGCTGGTGATGCTGTCTTTTTTCCATCTTGGGTTATGCACCGAGTAACTCCTGTTGAAGAAGGTAATAGAACAAGTTTAGTATCGTGGATATCGGGCAAACCGTTCAAGTAGATACCTTTGAGCAGAAGTGGGCAGAAGAAAATGCCCTAAAAAAGCTTAGAAGGGACATAGGTCTTTTTGGAAGAACAATGTTCCCTACAGCTTTGAATAAAGATATACCTCCTTTTCACAATGAGATTTATAAATCCTTGGCTGATGTGTCTAAAAGGCGGGTATTGATAGCGGCTCCTCGTGGAACTGCTAAAAGTACCGTGACCTCCTTGATTCTACCCCTTCACAAGATAGCCTTTAAACCATCAGCCGAGGACCTATTCATTGTTATTATCTCTGAGTCACAATCTCAAAGTATTAACTTCTTATCTAGGATTAAATATCACTTAGATAATTCACAAAATTTTAAACAAATGTTTGGAGACTATGGTGCAACAACGGCAAAAAGATGGACCAACAACGACATTGTACTCGCTAATGGTGCGAGGATTATTGCTGTTGGGACTGGTCAGCGTGTACGGGGGTTTATTGAAGGTGATACTCGTCCTAATCTCATTATTATAGACGATTATGAATCTGAATTAAATGCCGCTACAGCAGAAGGAAGAGCAAAAAATAGAAAGTGGGTCACTGAAGCAGTAATACCTTCTTTATCTGATGATGGTCGGGTAGTTATGATTGGTACTGTTATTTCAGAGGATTGTTTCTTATATTGGGCTAAGGAATCCCCAGCTTGGGATGTCTTATGGTATGCGATATATGGAGATGACGGTAAATCAATATGGGAAGAACGATTCCCTGAGGAACGAATCCTACAAATCAAGTCTGAATTTGAATCAGTTGGGAATCTTAATGGTTTCTATCAGGAGTATATGAATGAAGCTCAGTCGCCGGACAATGCACCTTTTAAACCACATTACATTAAATTACATCATTATTCCTATAAGCGTATTGACGGACAAAATTTACTCGTTCGCTACATTGATGGTGAACCAACTTATAAACCTGTTGACATCTATTGTGGCATTGACCCTGCTAGTAGTCTTTCCGCTAGGAGCGATTTTTTTGTTATTGCTACTATGGCTGTCGATGGTGATGGTAATAAGTATATTGTTGATATTCTCCGTGATAAACTGGACCCTGCTGTCCAGCCAGCAGAGATTATTAAGATTTATAAGAAGTACAAACCCAGAAAAATGAAGATTGAGACAGTGGGCTACCAAGAGGCACTGAGGAGTAACGTAAGAAAACAGATGCTGGACGAGGGGTTATATATACCCGGACTCGAAAAAGGCATAAAACCAAGGCAAAAAAAATCCGAAAGATTGTTGTCCTTGGTTGCCCCGCTCGCAAGAGGTGAGTTTTTCTTTAGAAATGAAGATATACACGCCCAACAAGAGTTCTTATCTTATCCTAGAGGAAAACACGATGACATCTTAGATGCTGTATATTATGCTATAGATGGAGTTAAACCTTGTAGGAAGAAGGAGTTCATTGAAGGAGAAGTTAAAAGTAAACCAAGAAAAATACTTGACTGGATGACAATGTAGTTCGTAAACTCGCCCCAATGGCGTACGTAGAGAGAGAAGGCGAAGTCCCTGAGGACATCGTTGAAAAGACACAACAACTATTTAAATCTTATTCTAATAAAAGAGAACTTTGGGCTGAACAAGCTCAAGAAGATGCTGAATTTCGTTTAGGAAGACAGTGGACTCAAGAACAAGAAAGAACTTTACTTGAGAGGGGTCAAGCACCACTCGTAGTAAATCGTATCCATCCAGCAGTAGAAGCCGCAAAAGCACTTCTTACTTCAGGCAAACCACAATTTAGAGTATCACCAAGAGAAGATTCTGACAATAAAGTTGCTCAGGTTTTCAATGGTTTACTCGAATATATGTGGTACATATCAGATGGGACTCAGGCACTCCGCAACTGCATAGATGACTACTATACAATGGGTATGGGAGCTATGATGGTTTATATTGACCCCTTAAAAGATTTTGGACGTGGAGAAGTTTGCGTTCACGATATCGACCCTCTTGATATATATGTAGACCCTAATTCTAGAGATAGGTTAGCAGAAGATGCAGAGAACATTATTATTAGCCGTATGTTTACAAAAGAACAGGCTAAGCAAATGTACCCTCAATACGAAGAAGCAATAAAGAACGCCGAATCAGATTTACACACAGATAGACCCACTACTCAAAGAGTAGATGATAAGGGTATTGTGTTTCCAGAAGATACATCAACTAAAACAGATATTAATTTCGGTGAAAGTTCCGAATATATAAGAGGTTACGAGCGTTACTATAAGGTATGGGTTAAGCGTTATCACGTAAAGAACAATATAGAAGGACGTGAAGAAGTTTTTATTGAAGATGAGATGGAAGAATACCTCGCAAGACCTGCTGTAAAGATAAATGGACAGCCAATGACTGACGCTAAAAAAGCTGAAGGCATCATATCTCAACTAATGCAACAATATGAGCAAGGAGTTCAAAAAGCAGAAGCAGAAGGTGAAGACCCACCTCAACTTCCACAAATTGAACAAATCACCCACGCTGATTTAATAAACGAAGGTTTAATTGAGACCGTGTCAGTTCCAGTACAAAGGGTAAAACAGTGCGTCATTATGGGAGACAAATATCTCTACTCCCGCATTCTACCTGTGGAACATTATCCGATTGTGTTGTTTATGAACATTCACACTAGAACACCCTACCCGGTATCTGATGTCCGAATGGTTAAAGATATGCAAGAGTATATTAATAAGACACGGTCTCTTATAATTGCACACGCTACTACAAGTACAAATACAAAGATTTTAATACCAAGTGGTTCTGTAGATATGCAGGACTTTGAACAAAGATGGGCTCAACCGGGAGTTGCAATAGAAGTCGATATGGATTCTGGAGCACCTCAACCAGTTCAACCTACACCATTACCTAATACATTATATCAGAATGAGCAAGTTGCTAAACAAGATATTGACCACGCATTAGGTCTTTATGAATTAATGCAGGGTAATGCCTCTGCCGCTCCTCATACATATAAAGCTACTGTTAGCTTAGATGAATTTGGTCAAAGAAAGATTAAATCTAAATTACAAGATATAGAAACTGGATTAGCAAGAATGGCTAAGGTAGCTATTCCATTAATGCAACAGTTATATCAAGCAGAAAAAGTAGTTAGAATAGTACAACCTAATAACAGTCTAAATGAGATAGCTATTAATAAAAAGCTATATGATGATAAAACAGGCGAAGTGAGTGTAGTAAATGATATATCCAGAGGAGCTTTTGACGTTGTTGTTGTTACAGGTTCTACGTTACCAACTAATCGTTACGCACAGCTTGAAATGTATATGGATGCTTATGAAAAAGGTATTATTGACAAGAAAGAAGTATTAAAGAAAACAGAAGTATTTGATATGGAGGGAATCTTGGAGAGAACAGATTTAGTTGGACAGTTGCAAGGACAGGTTAAACAGCAACAAGAAGAGATTAAAAAATTAAAAGGCGATATGCAGACACGTGAAAGAGAAGTATATCACGCTAAGCAAAGAGCTGAGTTAGAAAAATTTAAAGCGGACCTCGATAAAACTTCAACCCAGTCGAAATCGGCAGGCAAGTTATTCGAGAAACGCCTTGATGACGCCCTTGGACAGGTAAAGAGCGAAGTACGGAATGCCGTAGCTCAAAGTAAAAAAGAAAGTAGCACCTCTAGGTCCAAATAGAGCCTACAAACTGAAAAGGAGATAACTTATGGAAGATGCTTTCGCTCCGGCAACGGACACCGAACAAGCGACCCCACCGGTTACTCAAGATGAGGGATTGACTCCTGAGTCTGCATTTGACCAGACTAAGGATAAAGCGAATCTAGTAGATGAATTTTTCCGTGCAAATAAGGTCGAAGAACCTGAAGCCCAACCTGAGCCTTCCCCAGTGGAAGTTACCCCAGAAGAGGCAACGGCAGAACCTACTGATGTTGATAACGATGTCAAGCGTTACCAATACTGGCAAAGTGAGGCTGATAAAGCAAGAAATGAAAACGCACAAATGGCAAAACGCCTTGAAGCGTTAGAAGCTCAAGCTCAAGCACCTCAGCCAGAAAACGTAGAACCAGAACCAGAACAGTTTCCTGACCCTCCTATGAAGCCTCAAAAGCCTCGTGGGTTTAGTAGACAGGATGCTATGGATGACCCTCAATCGGAGTCAGCCGCCTATCTTGACGAAGTAGATAACTGGCGTGATAGTATGGATGAGTATAATCGCTTACACACCCAATACACACAGGCAGTAGTACAAGAAGAGAGAGAGCGTTTGGTTAAAGAGAGAGAAGATATTCGTAGGCAACAAGCTGAACAAGAAAGAGTTCAACAGAATATGGCTCAAATGGGACAACACCTTGCTAAAACATATGGAGCATCTCAAGAAGAGATTAACCAGTTTGTGCAAGTAATGGATGACCCAAAGAACATAACTGTTGACAATCTATTTCAGCTATATAGAATGCAGAATGGTGGTGGAGAAAATGCTCCTGTCACTCAAACTGCTTCTAATGAAAGCTTTGAACAGAGGAAAAGAGCACAGCAGGTTCCAACTCCTATGGGAGTTGTTCCTTCTCAATCTAACACCTCTTCAAACAGTACTGATTCGGTAATGGACTCTATGATTAACGATTACAAAACGAAGAATCCTTTCGGTTAAGGATTCCATTAATAAGGAGAATACTAAATGGCTAATGCTTTTAGTAACAGTACTGGTGTAGCACCTCAGGGTGTAAGCATCAACGACTCCCGCCGAATTTATAATTTCGGTGAGAGGGTATCTGAACTTGCTCCACAGCAATCTCCGTTTTTTGTATATCTAAGTAAAGTTGCGAAGGAGTCTACCGATGACCCCGTTTTCAAATTTCTTGAACAACGTCATCAGTGGCAACGCAGAAACTTTGTTGTACAAACAGACGGAGCCGCAGTGGCAAAAGATGCAGATACATCTTACAAGATTACTTGTGATTATGACAAGTATGGTAACAGTGTAGCATCTGCCGCACCTCAATTCTTAATTGTTGGACAAGTTCTTAGAATAGCTGGTAAAGCTGTTAAAGTAAAGTCCATTGAGAATGTTGGTGATGGTATTGCCGCTACATATAACGGAGGTTCATCCGATGCGAACAAACTCACAAGAACTGACATTACTGTCACTGCTTTAGAAGCTATCGCTGAAACCGATATCGAAACTGGAGCAAAAGGGCAAGTAATTGGTAGTGCTTGGGGTGAGGGAACAAACGACCCTGATGGCTGGAAAGACGAGCTATACTCTAGGGAAGGTTACTGTCAGATTTTTAAAACTGGCATTCAGCTTTTCTCTGGTACAGCTTTAGCTACTCGCTACAGAGGTCGTCCTGATGAATATCGCAGAGTATGGGCTGACAAGTTAATGGAGCACAAAATGGACATTGAGCACGCTATGCTCTTTGGTGTTGGTGCTTCTAATGCTGAAGCGGCTGGCTCTGCACCTATCAGGTACACCCACGGTTTAGTTCCTTACACAGAAGCTAATGGAAAAGTAATGGCTATGTCTTACTCTTCTTCAACTTATGACACTTTTATCGACCATATGGAGTCTTTTTTCGCTCCTGAAACTGGTAACAGTGGAGATAAGTTGGTACTTGCTTCTAGAAAGGTACTAGCTTGGCTACAGAAGTTAAGCGGCGATGGTTTCTTAAAGAACACTGTTGGAACTTCTCAATACAACCTAGATGTTCAAAACATCAAAGGTCAGTTTGGGCACGAAGTTACAAAGGTTAATACAATCTTTGGTAACCTCCACTTTGTTGCAGAACCACTTTTCAGAAACCAAGACGAAGATATTGCTTTGGCAGTTGACTTGGCTAATGTTAAGTATCGCCCATTGGTTGGTAATGGCGTATCAAGAGATACTCACATTATGACTAATGTTCAGAATAACAACGTAGATGGAAGGAAAGATATGATTCTAACCGAAGCCGGTTTAGAGATTAGCTTACCTGAAACTCACGGTATTCTGAAGTGGTCTTAATCTGATTGATTAAGTATATTATGGGGGGTCTTCGGACCCCCTATATGAGAGAGATATATGAGCTTTAGTACTAAAATACAAAACTACACTAATAGTGTATCCAGTGAAAATGTTGCAGACGCCCTTTCGAGGGCTGTTGACTATGTGTTAGGAGTAGTCAATAACTTAAACCCTGATATGTTAAGACTTTTTGCTTGTGAGTTTAATTTAAACACATCAAATGGCGAGAAGATTAAATGGGAAGACATCTATAAACTATCATACCTTATTGATGTAAAAAGTGGCGTAAGGTTTTGCAGACCTGTAACTGATAGAATGGCATCTGATTTAACAGATAGCTCAAGTATTTATTATGCACTAGATGATGACCCTTGTTATTACTTAGATAGTCAAGGTTATTTAACTATAAAACCTCAACCTGCTAGTGGTAAAGGTTATTTATACGGAGTTGTAAACGCATCAGGTAGAACTATAAATGATTCTAATGAAACAATAAGCGTTACTGATATTGCAAGTCACTCTAGTAACTTTAACAAAGAACATACTTTTGAAGTTGATGAACATTTTCCTGCTATATTTAAAGAATTAGTAGTACTTCACGCCGCAGAAATGATTTTAACAGAAAGATTAGCAGATTTTAGAGCAAGTATACCAAATGGTTTAGATACAGAATGGGCAGATGCACTTGCTAAAGCTAAAAAACTATTTGATGATGGAGCTAATATTGAAGGCGATAATGCTGGTGCTAGTATGAGTGTTCAATACTGGTTATCTGATGAAGATGAAGATATGTCTTCAGCTACAATACAAGCAATATCTTCTGAATTACAAAGAGCAAATTCATACGCTTTAAAATTTAAAACAGATTTAGAAAAGATAGCTACTGATTATCAGTGGACTCAAGGACAAATACAGCTTCTTTCACAAAGAAAACAAGAATTTATACAGGCTAATATTAAAATGGGTCCTCAGGGAAGTCCAGAACAGGAGTCTAAGATATAATGAAATTAAAAGAAATGATAGAAAGAGTAAGACAACATCATCCTGATATGGGTGAAGTTGAAATAATAAGGAGTTTAAACGATGCCTTAAATGATTTTGGTTCAAGAACAGAGATAATAGAATCTGTTGACCAGTTTAATATAGCTAATCCATCTGGAGGTACAAGCTTTAAAGCTGGACAGAGAGTTTATCCATTAAAAAAGCATATTATTAAAATAAAAGCCGTAGATTACGATGGTAAGGCTATTAAGAAATTATTGAATAGACCTGTAGAGAGAGACTTAATATAATGGAAAGAAGCAACATAAATCTAAGCCAAGCAGTATGGTGGGTTGAAAGGGATTCTCTTCTTATAGCTTATTATGATGCTGGTGCTGGTAAGTTTACTAATCTTACAGATACATCTAAAGTCGTTTCCTTATTATATATACAACGTCCCGACAAGTTTTTAATAACAGGTGAAACACCTGAAAGAGATGGGTTTGAAGCCCAAGATACCTATTTAGGTACAACATTATCTAATGCTGAAACTCCATTAATGGAGAGCACTAAGTATAAATTACAAGAATGTGAAATACCAGAACAATTTCACGAAACTTTAATTAACAGAGTAATAGCTAATGGTTATGAAAGAAAAGTTGAAACAATACCATTAGCAAATTACTTTCATCAAAAATACGAGGTAGGAGTAAAGAAAGGTAGAGCATACGCATACAAAGGTAGGGATGGTTCTAAAATTAGTATAACGCCGAGTGATTATTAATGTCAGTAACATTTAATTCAATCTCAAAAGCATTTGATACTATAGCAAATCCGTTTACTAATATTATATTAGGAGCGGTATTATTTGGAACTAAAACAACAAGAGTGACAAAGGTAGCCGCTCCAATTTTAAGAAGAGTTAAAATGCCAGTTGTTACACCAACAGTAAGGGTTGCTCAACCAGTTGCTCCAACCTATACAAGAGTAGGAAGATAATGGCAGGAAGTTTATCAAGTCCTAATTTAGTTAAGGACGTTTATACAAAATTAGTATGGTATAATACATCAGATGGAAAATTCTATAGAGATAATGGAACTCAAGATGTAGAAGTACTACCTGATTTAGTTCAGGGAAATATTTTGAAACATCAGACTGGCAGTACAGTTAGTTCTGGTGATTTGTTTCAAATACTTAATAACAGCACGGAGGTGTTTTCAGTTGACCACCAAGGGGCTGTACATTTAAAACCAAGAACATCGAACCCAACAGACAACGCTGAAGGTACTTTATATTATAACAGTTCTGAAGGCAGTCTAATTGTGTCCGTAGAAGAATAGGAGAATAGACTATGGCTAAAGTCTGGAGAAAGCTCCAACGTGCAGATGCACCTTATACAGGTAATGTAACTGGTACTGTTGGGGGAAAGAACGCAACTGATGTTGCATTAACACCGATAACCTTTAAACAAGATGGTGTACCCACCTCAAAGAATATAGGTGATATTTGGTACGATACTGATGATAATAACATTATGTATTTTGCTGAATCTGTAGGAGCTGACCAAATAACGGCTGGCGAATGGGTGCAGGTTAAACAGGAAAAAGGTGCTATATCATATGATAAAAATGATGTAGGGTTAGGTAATGTTACTAACCACGAGCAGATTCAAGCGGATGGAAGTAACGCACCAACAATATTAAAGAATGACCAAATAACTGTTAATAGTGATGGTTCATTAAACAATGCAGGTACTGGTAAACCTTCACCTGCTGGTATAGGAGCTGTCGATACTGATTTAAGTAACGCACCTAATACTATTAAGAACGCTCAGATTACAGTTAATGCTGATGGTTCTTTAAATAACGCTGGTTCAGGTTCTCCTACACCATCAGGTATTGGAGCTGTTGACACAGACTTGTCAAATGCCCCAGACGCAATTAAAAATGAGAACACCACTAAAGCAGATGTTGGATTATCAAATGTTGTTGACACAAGGCAAACTCAAACTTTTAGGCAAGATGGAATACCTACATCTGCCGCAGTAGGTGATATGTGGATTGACACCAACGATGATAATAAGCAATACAGAGCGGCTTCAGTAGGAGCGAATGAAATAACTTCTGGAGAGTGGGAAGCTATTACACCTGCTAAAGGAGCTGTTGGTCTATCAAATGTTGCAAACGAAAGTCCAACTACATTGAAAACTACAATGTCACTTAACAATGTAGAAAATAAAAGTCAAGCTGACATATTAGGTGGAGAATTAACTGGTACTATTAAAACAGATGTAACAATAGGTGGAACAACAGTTAACACAATTAAATCAAATGCTTCAGATGGAGCAACTGCTAAAGGTGTAACTGATGCCGCTTTCACTGGCAATGTTTTGAATGAAGCTAATGCCGCCGCAGGGTTAAAAAACTCAGGAATAAGCATTACAGCTTCTGGTGGTACAGTAACTCTAAACGGGGCATCAACTACTAATAAAACCTTTAATAAAAGTTCTGTAGGTTTAGGTAATGTTGATGACCAAAGTGCCGCTACAATTCAAGCAGGTACAACTGCCGATAACGTAGGTTTGGGGAAAGTTGTAAACCAAAAAGTAGCAGTGGTAAGTGGTAAGATTGAGTTAGATGATACTGCTCAAACTATTGACGCTGATAAAGTTGGTGGTAAAACAAGAGCAGAGACTGAAGCCGCCGCAGTATCAACAGCAGAAACAAACATTATCGGTGGAGCACCGGGTACATTAAGTACACTTGATGCAATAGCCGCCGCTCTTAACGATGATGCAAGTTTCAATAGCACAATAACTACTGAAATCGCAACAAAAGACAAAGCACCGGTAGCAATTACAAATATTTCTTCAACTCCATCAGGGGATGTTGGTGACAGAGGATTGTACCAAGGTGAGATGTATATAATAAGAGATGAGTAATGGCTAAGGAAATAAAAAACTTCAAACTAAGTGAATTAACTTGTACTGTCCCTGAAAAGGGGCAGTATGAGAATCTTCCATATGATTATACTGACTTAAAGCAATCTTTAATAGATAAAGGTTATAAACCAGAAGACTTTGATTATATTGCTGTACAAGCAGATGGTAAAGTTTTATATGGTGGTCGTAGAGTATGGTTAATGCAAAAAGATATGTCTATGGACCAATCAACAGAAGTTGCTTGTGAAATATGGACTAGGGCTGAATTTGACGCAAGTTTAGTTGGAAGAATTTTATCAAAGAGTGCTGATTTTCACCCTACAAAAGATAGTAAAGGTAAAGTAGTACCTCCTAAATTAACTAGGGTTCCTAATTCACCTTTAGAAGGTGGATATAAAAACTTAGTAAAGTTTCATAAAAAGAAACCGAATATAGACGGATATGATTATTCAACTAAAAATTCTGTCACTGGTGAGGTGATAGATGCAGGAAAATCATAATGTCTTTTTGGGATAAAGCAAAACTAAAACTTGACGCTAAGCCAAAAGAAGAGGTAGTTGATTTACAACAAAAACTATCTAAGTTAGAACTTTCGGATATTAATTACATATCTGATTTAATGAAAGAACGTACCTACAGGGGTAGGGAACTAGAACAAGCTACAACGACTTATTTAAAAATTAAGTTTATTAAAGCTACTTTAGAACAAGGAGAAAGTAATGAGCAAGAAAAAGCTAAAGATAGTTAAATGTACTACACAAGAATTAGAAGCAGTGTGTACTTTAATATCTGGAGTAGAGGTCAAAATTAGCGAAGGCAAATGGATATTTGAAATGCACGAAAAGTTTAAAAAAGCATTTGATGAGGCGGCAGAAGCTGACCCTGAATATGGCTTAGTAGAAGAGGCAGAACAAGTTGGCTAAAGTATGGCGAAAACTACAAAGAGCTGATGCTGATTATGCTGGTAATGTTACCGGTAAAATTAATAATACAGCAGTAGCCGATGTTTATAGTGCTGATAATAAGCCTAGTAAATCTGATGTTGGACTTAGTAATGTTGATAATGTTCAGCAATACTCAGCAAGTAATAAGCCAACTAAAAGTGATGTAGGATTATCTAATGTAGCTAACGTATTACAATACTCTTCTAGTAATAAACCTACTAAATCAGATGTAGGTCTTGGAAATGTAGTAAACGAAAGCCCTGCTGATTTAAAAGCTACAATGGAGTTAGATAATGTTACTAATGAGTCTAAGGCTACTATGTTTGCTAGTCCTACATTTACAGGTACTGCAACTGGTTTAAGTAAGGCTAGCGTAGGACTGGGCAATGTAGACAACTCCTTATTTTCATCAGACGGTAAATTTAAAGGTGCTATTACTAAGTCAGATGGAACATCAGTCTTTGACCCTTCAGATGGTAACTTTACAGGTAAAATTGCTGGTGGAACAGCTTCCGATATTAAGTCCAAGGCAGAGGATGCTAAAGACGCTATTGATGGTAATAAGTCAATTACTATGGTAGGTGGTTCACTAAGTATTGGTACACAAAGTAATGGTGTATATCCATTTAGTGTAGATAGTACTGGTAACCTTAAAATACAGGACGATGAATTTCAAGCACTAGCAGATGGTACTGTTAATTGTAAAGGTAGCTTTACTATTAATCAAGACTCTAGTAGTAACTCAAGAATTGAATTAGCAGGTTCAGGTAGTGGTACTGCTGAAGTAGCAGTAAATGGTGCTAATCCTACATTTGACCTTGGTGGAGCTACACCACTTGGTACAGCTACATTGCACTTAAGAAGAAAATTAACAAGTAATCAATCTAGAATACAATTTAGAACAGGTAGTTCTGGTACAGAGTTTTGTATAGGTAACTCCAATAATTCTGGATTACAAACACAATATGCTATACATCACGGACCATTATGGAGTGCTGGTACAGCAGATGAAAGAGCTTTATCTTTTGATGCTGATGGTAAAATGGGTATGTATGCTAATAGTAAAACAGTAGATGGTTTTACATTTGGAAGTGATGGTACTAATAAACACGTATATATTAAAGATGGAAGTTTAGGTATAAACACTACTCCTAGTACTACTTATAAACTAAAAGTAGACAATGGTAGATGTTATTTTAATAGAGGTAATTCAGGTGGAGAGATTGCTGAATTTAGAGGATTAAACGCAACTAAAATGAGCGTTACTACTTCAGGCATTGATGTTTATGGCAATATTGATGGAAGTGGAGATTTAGATGTAGGTGGAGATACGACTTTTGGTGGAGATGTTGATGCTTCTGGTCAACAAGTTTTAGCTGGTTGGCATACTAAAAATAAAATATGGGTTACTCCCGGTATGTTTACAATCAACGATGATAATGCTTATGGTAACTTAGGTATGGAAGGAAATGGTGGACAAGCTAAGGTTATGTATTCATCTCTTGAAGCTTATGCACAGGTTCCAATACCTAGTGGATATAAGGTAACAAAATTTAGAATTAACGGAACTGCTAGTGTAACAATAACTTGTTCTTTTTCTGAAATAGATAGAGGAACTGTTACTAGTTGTCAGCCACCTCAACAATGTTTAACAAATACAGAATACTCAACCTACCAAACACCACCTACAGCAGATGATACCGATGGTAGGTATATTGTTTTAGGATGGCACCCTACTACAACTAGCCAATATCTGTTTGGAGCTTATTTAACAATAGAGAAGGCATAATGGCAAAAGAAAAATTATCAGACGCAGATTTAATTGAATTAACGGCTAAACCATCAACTTACAAGAGTAAGACTAAATTGCCTCATATGTTTGATGGAGATACTCAAAGAGATTCTACAGTAGACCCTATTACAAATAACTTAATTGATGTTGTAGAAGAATTACGGGTTGATTTTAATAAGCTCTATGATGATGTACATCACGTATATAAGATGTTATATAATGCTTTTGGTACAGCAGAGTCTGAAAATTGGGATAGCACAGGTCCTACGGGTCCCGCAGGTAAAGATGGTAGTGCAGGAGCAACTGGTCCTCAAGGTCCAAAAGGTGACACTGGATTAACAGGTGCTCAAGGTCCTCAGGGTCCTCAAGGTCCAGCAGGTCCCAAAGGTGACACAGGAGATGATGGAGCAACAGGTCCTCAAGGTGTAGCAGGTCCAGCCGGTCCTAAAGGAGATACTGGTTCAGCAGGTAAAGATGGAGATAAGGGTGATACTGGTGCACAGGGTCCTCAAGGAATTAAGGGAGATACTGGAAGTCAAGGACCAGCCGGTCCATCAGGTCCTACTGGTCCAGAAGGTCCTACAGGTCCTACGGGTCCTACCGGAGCTACTGGTCCTACAGGTGCTACTGGAAGTACAGGTCCAGAAGGTTTAAAGTGGCAGGGTGATTGGTCTAATTCTACTAATTACTCTATAGATGATGCAGTATATCTTGCTAAAACAGGAGCTTCTTGGATAGCTGTAAAAGCAAATAAAAATTCAGAACCTAGTAGTAGTAACAATAACTGGGCAGAGCTAAGTGCTAAAGGTGATACAGGTGCAACAGGACCAACTGGTCCTACTGGACCACAAGGAATTGCCGGACCTACTGGACCTCAAGGTCCACAAGGTGCAAAAGGAGATGACGGTCCCACTGGTCCTCAAGGACCACAAGGTTTAAAGGGTGATACTGGAGACACAGGACCCACTGGTCCACAAGGAACTAAAGGTGATACTGGTCTTAAAGGTGACACTGGTAGTACTGGACCTGCCGGAGCAGATTCAACAGTGGCTGGACCAACAGGACCACAAGGTCCCCAAGGTATTGCAGGACCAACTGGTCCAAAAGGCGATAAGGGTGATGACGGACCAACCGGACCAGCAGGTGCAGATAGTACAGTAGCTGGTCCTACAGGACCAAAGGGTGACAAAGGTGACACTGGAGCCAAAGGAAGTACTGGAGCTAAAGGAAGCCCCGGTCCTACAGGACCTACTGGTGCCACAGGTGCAGACTCAACAGTAGCAGGACCTCCCGGACCTACCGGTCCACAAGGACCTCAAGGACCCCAAGGGGGAACAGGACCAACAGGTGCAACTGGTGCAACTGGACCAGCTTTTACATATTCAGATTTTACAACAGCACAATTAAAAGGTTTAGAAGGTCCTACGGGACCAACAGGTCCGCAAGGACCTCAAGGGATTCAAGGTGGAACGGGACCGACAGGTCCTCCGGGTTCACCAAGTACAGTTGCAGGACCTACAGGTCCAGCAGGAGCTGATAGTACGGTAGCAGGACCTCCGGGTCCACCGGGTCCAGCAGGTGCGAATAGCACTGTAGCCGGACCAACAGGACCTCCGGGTGCTGACAGCACAGTTGCAGGTCCACCGGGACCTCCGGGTTCACCCGGTGGCACTGGTCCAGCAGGGGCTGACGGTGATGATGGTGGTACTGGACCAGCAGGTCCTCCGGGACCTCCCGGACCTCCGGGCTCAAATGGTAGTCCGGGTAGTGATGGTGATGATGGTGCTAATGGTTCACCGGGACCACCGGGTCCCGCAGGACCGAAAGGTGATAAAGGAAATACTGGAAGTACAGGAGCGGCAGGACCTAAAGGTAGTACAGGAAGTGCAGGTCCAGCAGGACCAGCCGGACCATCAGGACCAGCAGGACCAGCAGGACCGACTGGTGCAGACGGACCACCGGGACCGCCGGGACCAACTGGACCAGCAGGTAGTGGAAGCTTTACAGGAAAACAATCATTCCTTACTAGTACTAAAGGGGCTACAAAATCAGTAGAAGTAACTAATGGGTTAGTAACAGGATTTAAATAGGAGGTAGTATGCTAAAAGCAGAACTAGAAAAGAAAGTTGAAGAGCTAGAGAAAAAAATAGAAGATAATGTTAAAAATGCTAAACAAGCTATAGACCAGCTTTACCCTAAAAGCTATGGAGACGTGCGTGTTGAACACTACAATAAGGTAATAGGATTTTGTAGAGATATTGCAGGTATACCAGAGCCTAAGGAGAATGAGTAAATCAAACCTTGCGAGGTCGTACAAAGTGGACCGAATTGATGATAATTTTAGCGTCCACCTTAACATTAAGTGGCTTATTCAGTTGCTTATACTTACAGGTACGCTTGTCTATACATACGTTAGTATTGAAACACAACTTACAAATATTGCAAGAGAGCTTGAGCTTTTATCAGAAAGAGTTACTAAATTAGAGGCGAAGCACGAAGCAGAAATGGAAGAGATACAGAAGTGGTATAAATCTTCACTAGAACTAAATCCATTAAATTGGGGACGTAAAAAGAAATAAACCGAGGTATGATGGACTTTTTAGCAGTATATTCAGAAGCGGGAATGATTGGCGTAGTCGGAGCTATGTTTGTCTATATGGTCTATAGTATGAACAAGAGAGCTACTGAACAAGCTGAAGCCCTAGAAAAACTGAAAATAGAAAACAGAGGTCAGAGTGAGACTCTTGAGAATATGGAAGGTATGATTATTAAACTTATTGGTCGTTGGAATCAATCAGACGATAAGCTTGATAGGAAGTTTGACGCCATAACAAAAGAGATTAACGACCTTGATAACCAAGTATCTGAAATCAAAGGAAGTTTGAGTAGGGTTAATGGAAAACACTAAAGCAATATCAGATAATAGTTCAATGACAATAAGTCTGCCTATGATTATACAGGCAGTTACATTTGTTGTTATGTTAGTATGGGGATATAGTCAGTTAAATGCTAGAATATCTTTTTTGGAATATCAAGTAGCTATGAACGAAGAGCATATTACTAATATAGAAGAAGATGCAGAAGCTAACCAAGATGCTGAAATACCTGCTGACATTAAACAAAATGAAAGAATTAAAGTTTTAGAACAAGAAGTTGCGAGGTTAAGGGACAATGGATAGTTTGAGAGTCACAGGAATGACAACAGGATTAGGCTTTGTATATTGGACTGATTTATTATCTGGTATACTTATGTGCATAATGTTTGGGATACAAATTTATTACTTATACTTAAAAACAAAGAAAATAAAGGGAGAGAAATAGATGGACATTAAAGGAATGATGTTAGAGTTAGCTGAAAAACAAGCTGACGCTATGAAAGATAAAATGATGGATGAGTTAGGAAGCGAAGATATGGCTTCTAAAATTGCATCTGCTATTAACAAGAAAATTGATATACCTTTCGTATCAGAAGAAAAAGAACAAATCTTCTTTGAAAAGTGTGTTGATGTAGTAACAGATATTATCGAAGGAATGTTTAAGAAGTAATGTCAGTATTTGATGAAGCTGTTATAGAGGTTCTTAAACACGAAGGTGGTTATGTAAATGACCCTGATGACCCCGGTGGTGAGACAAATATGGGTATCTCTAAAAAGGCATACCCTTATTTAAATATTAAGGAGTTAACAGAGAAAGACGCAAAGGACATATACTTTAAAGACTATTGGTTAAAAGGTAAATGTTCAAAGCTACCTGAAGAGTTACAGCATATCTATTTTGATATGGTTGTTAATATGGGAAAGTCTAGAGCAGTTAAAGTATTACAAGCCGCTATATGTGGTAAGGGTATGAAGATTGCTATAGATGGTGGTATAGGTCCTCAGACAATACAAGCTTCATTAAAATCAGGCGTAGAACCAGATAGGTTGCGTAGTTATAGGGTTAAGTATTATGCTGACCTTATTAATAGAAAACCGAAATTAGAAAAGTATTGGTACGGATGGTATCGCAGGGCATTAGCGGTTTAGAAATATTTAACAATTTAAATATTAAAGGCACTAAAAGGTGGAGAAAAGAACCACCTAAAAAATGTCCTTATTGTTCAGCAGAAAATTCAGTATACGGAATAGAGGTCATTGCGGCATACACTGGAACACTTTACTGGGAATGTGATAAATGTGGCGAAAAAATGTTACGATTCACAAAACAAACAACTGTAAAGCATTTGCATAAAACAACTGAGTTACACATTAATTTAGAGGGGTTAGAAAACATATGGGAACATCAACAACCAAATTAGATAAGGGAGTAGTTAAGCGTGGCATCATTACACCAGACAAGCATTTTCCACTACACGATGAAAAAGCTATCAGCGTGGTATGCCAAGCAATTCAAATTATCAAACCAGACTTTTACGTTGACCTTGGTGATAGCGGAGAGTTTAGTAGCGTCTCCCATTGGCAGTGGAAAAAGAGGAAGCGTCCTCCGTTGGAGTATCAACTGCCGAGAGTATACGAAGACATCGGTGATGTTAATAAAGGTATGGACATTCTGGACGAAGCTTTGGATAAAGTCAATGTTAAAGAAAGACACTTCGTGGAAGGAAACCACGAACAATGGCTCAACAGCTTTTCTGAAGAAAACCCCTATCTACAAGGTCTTACAGTCAAGGACGCTTTATTATTGGAACAACGTGGTTATGAATACCACGAGAATGGAAAGTATTTACAAATAGGTAAGTTATGGTTCTATCACGGAAATCATTATGGAGGAATCGCCCACGCAAGAAATCATCTTCTTCGTCTAGGGTGCAACATAATGTACGGACATCATCACGATTTACAAATGGCAAGCGTTACGCACATAGACGGACCAAAGTCTGCGTGGTCGATAGGTTGCTTGAAGGATATGTCGGATGAAAAAAATAAATGGCTTGGGAACAGACAAACAAATTGGCAACACGCTTTTGCTGTCGTTGATTACTTTGCTGACGGAGATTTTACGGTGCACGTGGTCAATATTATTGACGGGAGAACTTCCTTATGGGGGAAAATCTTAAATGCCTAAACAAATATACGAAATTAATACTTTTTCAGCAGGTGTAATATCTGACCCAATAGATGAACTTGATATACCTATTAGTGCCGCTAGTGCGTCTTTAAATGTAGACCCTTTAAATGATGGAGAACTAAAAGGCATTCCAGAAGTACAAGTATTAAAAGAAACAGGTTTTCAGAATAATTTTTCAGCAGTACAGTATACTAGACCTAGTGCTTATAGCACACAGGAACAATCACAAACTGCTTATAATGACGATATACAATTTAACTAATGCCAGCAATAGCACCATTTAATAGAAATTACTTTGAAGTCTCAGGAACTCCTAATGTTACTGAAGCTACTACTTTTGAAGTTAAAGTAACTGGTAGTAATAATAGTGAGACTTGGTATTATAGAAGTAAACCAGCAGATGGTTCAGGAGATTGGGGAAGTTATAATACTGCTGTTTCTATAGTAGTTGGTACTGCTCATCAATTAGGCTCTACTGGTGTTTATGTAAAGTTTACTAGAACAAATGCTAGTTCATATACTCCCGGAGATAAGTGGGTATTTAGTACACAAGCTGATGTTAAGTTAGATGACAGTGCTCAGTTTGACCATATAGAAACTATTGATGTAGGAGATGAAAGGCATTTAATTGCAATAAGTTCTGGAACAGGTAGAGTTGCAACTATAAATAATATTGATGGCAGTGCTCCAGAAGCAGAATCATATGAGTTAAATATAGGTGGTAGTCCAGCAGGTACAATCCTTGACCTTGAAAAAAGAAATAAGGAATTATATATAGCTAAAGGCAGAGATGTTCACCCTCAATGGTTAGGTTATTCTAAGAACAATGGGTTTGAAGGAGTTGCAGAATTAGAATTAAAAACAAATCCAGCTATGGATTTACTAGAAGGAGCTTCTAATCCACAAACAGATGCTTATGATATGTCTGTTGTTCTTCGTGGTGGTGGCGGTCAAGATTTAAAAGATGCTAAAATAGCTGTTGGTATAAACAATATTCCTACATCAGGTGCTGTAAAAGATTCTATAACGATACAACACCTTATTGATGATAAAGTGTATGAATATGGTTGCATTACAACTCCAATAGCAATTAAAAGATGGTATGGTAAAAGAGATAGTAATGGATACTGTGATGGCTTTGCTGTATTAAGAAAACCTGAGAAAAATCCTGATGACTATGCTGGTACAATAGACTTATGGAGCTTAAATACTGGGCTAGGAGGCACGATTGGACAACAGGCGAATATGTATCAGACTATTCAATTAAAGAAGCCTGATGGCGTATCTAATGTACAAGAATTTGGTGATTTTTATATAGTTCCAGAAACATCTCAATGGGCTAAATGGTACATAGTACTTTCAAGAGCAAGAAGTAGAACTTCGAATTACAACGCTAATGTAACAAATTGGCTATGGAGAACTCAAGATTATACAACATCTCAAATAGAAGCTAATGGATTAGAAGTAGATGGAGATGATTATGATGATATTACTCCACAATTAAGTTCTGAATCTGCACAACCTAGTAGTAAAAGTGGTAATGAAATGTATTATATGCAAAGATGTATACACGCAGGTGGACAGGTTACAGTGAATTATGGTGGTACTAATTATACTTCTGATATGCCAGACTTTGTTATGGTTCATTCAAGTTTTTATGGTGGCACTAATATGAAACCTAGAATAACAGAAGATTTAAATTATGGTTGTATTTCATTTGCTGGTTTTAATAGTGAAAATGCTAGTTATGGAACCAATCCTTATATATCTTTTACAGCAAAAGTAGGACCAGACTTTAACAGTAGAGGTGCTAAACATTGGTATGGAGCTAATAGTTGTTTTCAAACTGACGCTCAAAGACAAATTAATACAGGTGCGGCTGTAGCTTTTTCAGCTAACACAGCACACTCTATGCCCGGTTGGCACACTGAATGTGTTGGACCTTTTCAAGCTAATGATGCAGGTAATCATCATCAAATTAATTATAGACCAATTAAATGGGCTACTTGGTTGATTGATGTTGATTCTTCTAATTATGGTCAAGCTAAATACAAATGCTTTCCACATATGTTAGACTGGGCTGAGCAAGGCACTACTGCAAGTAAATGGAGAACTTTTAAAGCCAATCAAACATTTACACTTCCTAATTGGGTAACTTCTATTGAGAATGAAGCTGGTGAAGGAGAACAGAATAAAACCAGTGGCACTAATCCTAATAAAGGTATAATTAAGTTATCACAAGTACCCTCAAGGAATCCTGTTTTTGGAACTAAGGGGAGGATAATATTCTCTACAAGAGGTACGAAAAGAAGAAGGCATTTATTATCTTATGTTAGACCGGGAAACAGAGCTGTTTATACATTTAGATTTGGCTCTGAATCAAATACGCCACAAGCTTTAAACGATACAGCTAACCCAATGATGTTCCCAAATTCTTGGTTAGTTAGTAATGGTAATATTAATGAACCTGATTATCAATCAGCAAATTCTTATGCTTCTTGGAATGCTAATGATACAGCTAGTGCTATGAGTACAAACTTTTTTGATACAGTAGCTAAAGCTAATAATCATAGAAGATATAGAAGTATACCTGTTCTAGGTGCAGGTGGTGATGATAAAATGGCTTATAGACCTGCTGAACACGGCAATATAAAGCAACACGCCGCCTCTGGGCAAACAGTTTGGTATCCACAAGAAAATGATGAGATGCACATATTTGGAGTTAAGTATGGTGGATGTGAAACCAAAGCTTATTATAAAGCAAAATTTTCAGGTAGCACTGCATTTACGAATCAATACTCTAGCTCAACATCAGAATTTTCAATACAAACACCTACTGAAAGTGGAGATGCTAATAGCTGGTCTGGTGTAGCTTGTAAAAAGGTTTTTTATAAAGCGTCTCTTATATATGATGGATATCAAGAAACTCCATTGTTAAGTGTTCCTAATTCGTTTTTTAAAACAGGTGGAATAGATGAATCTATTGACGTAGAAATAAGAATTAGAGATACATATAATATATCAGAAAGAGTTACTGCTGTAGCTTTATACAGAGCTATTTCTCAAAGCGATGCTGATTTAACAGAGCCAGAAGGCTTGTATAGATTTATTGCAGAAATACCATTATTCCAATTTAATCATAGTGATGTTAGAGGAGACCAGAGTTATACGGTTAGAGATACTGGAGATGCAGAGGGTACTTATGAATCTATTAATGGAGTAAGTGAAAAGATATATGATTTAGCTGTTAATTATACAGTAAATGCTCAACAAAATGGATATCACTTTGTATCTAATTGTTCTCATTCTCAAATAGCTGATGCAGAAAATTACTTACTAAGGTCACAGCCCGGTAAGTTTGCAATATTTGACTGGACAAAAGATTTTGTAGAGCTACCTTTTATACCGAGTAGTTTAATAGGTTTTCAAGGCAAAGTTTATTGCTTTAGTACTAATCAAACTGCAATAGTCAATCCGGAAACCTTATTTATAGAAGACGTTATTGAAGGTGTTGGGTGTATAAATAGTAAGACTTCTTTAATATGTGATGCAGGTTTAGTGTGGGCAGATTATAGGAATATTTATTTAGCAAACCCATCGTTAAAATCAATAGGCTCTACTATATTAAATGTTAAAAATGACGGCTGGTTAAACCTAACATTAGATGAAAAGAAAGATGTTAGATGTGGTTATGACTCTAAAAGAAAAGCTTTCTTATTCTTCTTTACAAGAGGAACAACTAATCACAGATGTTGGGGTTATAGTTTTGAAAAGAAAAGATGGGACCTATTTGAAACTCCTGATAAAGTAATGGATACAACTCTTACTAAAGACGGTTCTACTATATTACTATTAAAGGACAATAGGTTAGCAAAGTTCTTAGCACATACTGAAATAAGTAAAGATTGGAGCTGGGAATCTAAAAGAATTAGTTTAGGCAATACTATGGTTGATAAAAAGATTAGAAATTTTAAATCAGAAAACAGCCATAGAACTCTTACAAGTATGAAGTATAAACTAGATGGAGATACTGATTGGCATAGTGGTGTAGATGTATCAAGTAGCTTTACTGGAGACCAGAATAGAGCTTATAAACTACAAACAAGTGATGCTAGTAAAAAAGTACATTGGCTAAAGTTAAAGTTAGAAGGAGATAATTCTTCAGCAGGAACTGATGCTAAAACTTTTGCTACTTCTATAATTTATAAATCAAAGAGACCAAAGTAATGGCAAAAACTAGAAGAAGAAATCCAAACATTAAAGCTGGTGCAGGTAGAGAAGAAAGAGACGTGCAATGGCAGAATGAAAAACAACTAGACAAATCAGCTCAAGCTAATGAATCTAAATCAGGAGCTGTGGGTACAATGAGGATAGTTGTAGATGGTGAAAAACCATATTTAGAAATAAAATCAAACGAAGGATGGGTACGTTCAGACTCTTCAAGTGCGTCTGGCTTCTCATTTAAAAAATAAGTATATTAATAAGAGAGATTAGGTGATATTATGGGTTGGTTAAGCGATAAATGGGACGAACTTACTGGTAAGAACCAGAAAGTTGCAGAAAGTACCGTTAATGCTGAGTATGACGCCGCTTATGGCGAAGGGAGAGAAGCATACGGTAAATTAAAAGACCGGGGCTATGAAATGATGGACCCCGATTCTGCGTTTAATGTGGCGATAAATGCTGGATTCCAAGAATCTGCGGCAGATAGTAGTGCTGAAGCGTCAAGATTAGCAGGAAGAAACATAGCTATGGGTGGCGGTGGAAACGCTACTGCTACTGCTTTTAATGTAGCTGACAATGCAAATAATGCGGCGGCATCTGCAAACGATTCATATAATAAGTATTTGCAAGGTGCTATGAGCACAGGGACAGGATTAGTTAGTGGTGCTGTTAATAATCTAACAAATATGAATCAAAATCAAATGAATGCTGTGTCTAATCAAAGATTAGCTAATGCCCAAATAGATTCAGCCGCTACAGGATTTGGTGCAAATGTGATAGGTAAAGGATTACAAATGGCTTTTGGGATGCCACCAGTATTACAAGAAGGTGGACCAGTTGATATGTATCAAGATGGTGGCTATGTAGAAAGTGCTTATGGAAATAGCGGTGGAATGTTATCTCAGGTTATGGGTCCAGATGGTATACCGATGAATATTAAAACCCGTATTGGAGGGCAGGTAGTTGGCTAATAAAGGAAAATACAGCCCTTATCCCGGAGATATAGTTGACGCCAAGCTAGAACCGGGCGAATATGTATTAAACAGAAATGCAGTTAATGCTATTGGTGAAGAAAACCTTAATAAATTAAATAATGTAATAGCCCCAAGGTTTAGAATGAATGAAGGTGGCTCTATAATGGATAGATTAAACGCCGCAAGACAGTTTAATCAAGACCAATACAACAATCCCTCTGTTGTGTTTAAGGATAACTCGCTATTTGCAAGAATGGATAGAAGGGATAAAGCTGACGATATAGCATATAGACAAGCAAAGAATGAAAGAATTAAGCAATATCACGATGAAATAAAAGCTATAGAGCACGAAGCTAAGATGAGGAAGTTTAAAAAGAATGTAATACCTCCTCTTCAATTAAGAAAGCAACAGATAACTCCTATAGATTTACAAAAAGTAGAAGTACCTGAAGATAAGCACGGTGTTTTTAATACAGATGATTTTAATAATATGATGGGTATTAAAAAGATGGCTAGGGACTTTGGTGAGAGACACGGTTTAAATGACTCCCAAGGTAGAGGTGTATTAGACGAAGGTTACGGAACAATAAAGGGTATAGACCCAAAAACTTGGACGCCACCAAAATCAGGTAAGTGGACTAAAGCTGACCAATTAATGGCTTTAATGAGTCAAGATAGAAACAAAAAATTTAATACTCACATTGATGAAGACAATCCTGAAATAGCACAAGTTTATAAAGATAATCCATTGATGGATTTACAGCGTGAACATAGAAAAGATAACTTACAGAGATGGAGTGATGAGCAAACTCAAAAGACTAAGGATAAGATAGCTTCAGAATATTCACCTTACGCATTACACAATGCAGATATTAGAGAAGAACTTATTGGTGACCCTAATGACCCTAGTGATGATTATGGCAGTAGTTTAGCTGATGCTATGAAAAGGTCAGACGAGAGAAGTGAGTTGTGGCGTCAAAACCAAGAAATAGCAATGATGAACCCGGGTAAGCAACCAGATTACTTTTATAACGACAGAAAGACTGGTAAGCTAGTAAAGACAGATAGAAAAGGTTGGCTTGCACATCAAGCAGAAGGTGGAAGGCTACATAAAGAGCGTATGAAAGATGAGATAATATCTAAAGACGGTCTTAGAATGGGTAGTAAAAGTAAAAAATTAAAAGAAGAAGCTGAATTTAGAAAACAAAGCAAAGTTAAAGTCCCTAAAATATTAGAAGGTAATAGAGATAAGCTAGGTGCAATGGACAAAGCTAGATTATGGGCTAAAGACAGAGGCGATAAATGGTCAAAGGCAAAAGCTATGAGAGGAAAAGATTACGATAAATACTTACAAGCTGGTGGAATGGTAGGTCCTGACGGCAAAAGAAGATATAATGTTGGAGCTTTTGTTAAAGGACTAGGTGAAAGTGGAATGGCAGGTGCCAATCAAGCATACCAAGGTTTAATGGGGCTTCTAAACAAAGGTGGAGAAGGTATAAGTACAGTAGGAGGAGCTATTGGAAATAGATATGGTGGACAACAATATAAAGATTCAGTAGCCAAGCAGAAGTCTATGGGCATAGCGGCAGACCTTAATAAAGATATAGAGTGGGGAATGGAAGGAGATTCAGAATTAGCAGAGTCTAATATAGATATGGCTAAAATGCTAAGAGATGAGTTTGGTGAAGGTGACCAGTATGTTGATAAAGAAATTGCTAGAAATGAAGCTATTATGGGCGGTGCTAGTCAAGTTGGACAAGATGTTGTTGCAGGTGCAAAAGCATTACCCGGATTAGCCTTAGGTGCTGGAGCTGTAACTTTAGGTGCTGGTATTGAAGGAGCTAAAGGAGCTTATGGTTTAGCTAAGAAAGGTGGAGAAGCGTTATATAAAGGTGGTAAATCTTTATTAGAACACGGCTTTGATAAAGAAAATGAAGGTGGATTATTAGCAGACGCTTCTTATCATTTAAATAAGGGGAAAGCTGATGATTACGGAGATGTTTGGTCAGGAAAAGCAAAGGGTTCTTTGTTACAGAGAGGTAAAAAAGGATTAGGTGGCTTAGGAATGTTGCTACAAGACGCATCACAAGCACAAGGATTTCAAGGAGCTGACTGGGCAGGTTCTGGTATAGGAAGATTTAAAAAGACTAACACTAAAACTGTTAATGATGAAGCTAAGAAAACAACAGATATTGATAACGGAAGTGGAGATGGTCAAGTATTAGATTTAGAAAATGCTGGTGATATAAAGTCAACTGAAGAGCTTGTAAACAAGGATACAATTAAAAACATACAGTTAAACACTGATTCCTCTGAACAAAGACAGGTTGGAACAGGTGTTATATTAAATCAAGATAATATAGTACCAGCATCATCAAGTACATCAGGTGGTAATACTAATATATTTAATAAGCAAGCACCTCCTGAAATTAGTGATGATACTCCTCAGTGGTTAAAAGAAATGTCATCTGACTACGTTGACCCAAATGCGGGTTCAGGTGTTTTAGCTCCTGATTACGACCCTAGTGCACCTGCACCACAGTTTAATGTAGATGATTTAACAAAGATAAATATAGGCGGTGGGCAGACAGGTGGTCGTGTAAGCCTTGAGGGATTTATACAGCAGTCTTGGAGAAATATGAGATGAGTGAAATTAAGCCAATGAATTTATCAGGTGTATCGCATAACCCACTAAGGGGAGATGCCGCATCTGGACAGAATAGTATAGCAGATAAAATGCGTGCTAATGCTCAACTAAGAATGGTAGAGCAAATGAATAAGTACAAAGTTCAGCAAATGAAAAGAGCTGAAGCAGACTATCAGTTAGGTAAGAAGACTGAAAATTATGTCTTTAGTAATTATCCTAGTGGTTCAAAGTCTACTTGGGATGCTGGAATGGACGGATTAAAGTTTGGAGAAGGTAGTAGAGCGGCACAATTAGCTAAGTGGAAAGAAAATGTTGGCGGGAATATGCAAGGCTTTGAAGCTTATTATCAAGCTGGTAAAAAAGCTGAAATGGATGGCATAAAAAAGAGCCTTATTAGAGACCCTCTAAAGTTTTCTGAAGACGGATGGAAGAAACACGTTAGTAAAACTATAGCAAGTTGGGACCCTCAAATGAGAGAGTCTTTTATGAATAGCCTTGATACAGAAACAAGAGGCTTATTAATGCAGTACTATGACCCTGAAAGCCAAATATCTTGGGGTGAATGGGCTGATAGAAAGATTGATGATAATTTTGGTTGGGATGATAACCCCGGTAAATCTGCATTAGCTGTTGCTGGAGCTACGGCTTTAGGAGTCGGAGGTTTATATGCTGGATATAAAGCACTTAGGAGAGGTAAACTACCCGGTGGTGGTAAAGGTGGCTCTGGTGGTATAATGGACCAAGCTAAAAGACTTACTGGTAAAGGTGACCAAAAATTATTACCCGGTGGTAATCAAAAGTTATTACCTGCTTTTTCTAGAGATTTAGATGGCTCTAAAATGAGTAAAGGTGAAATAGCTAAGATGATGAACGCTGGTGAGATTACTGGAGCTCAAGCTAAGGTATTAGGCAAAGGTGGAAAGATAAATTTAGGCAACCCACGAAAGCAAATGATGAATATTATTAACGAAGGTATCCCTGAAAATGCTGTTAAAGATATTCCTAAATATTTAAAACAAGCCCAATTAGATGGTAAATTAACACAGTCTTCTGCTGACCAATTACAGGGCATAATAAACACACTACAAAAGCAAGGCAAAGTTATTAATAGTAAAAACATTTCTGACTCTATAATGAGACTAGGTCCTAGAGGTGGAGCTTTAGTTGCACAAATAGATAAAGGAGTTGACTTAGGTCCTATAAAAGGATTGGGCTTTATGAAAAGCTTAGGTCTTGGTATAGGTTTATATCAAGGTACTAGTATGATGGCTGAAAATATGGCTGAAATGATGGGTGCTAGTGAGAATAATGCTGAGGTTTATGGAGATGTTGCAGGAATAGCAACTGCTGGAGTTGGAGTTCCGGCGGCACCTCACGTACTTGCTAAGTTAAAAGATGTTTACTCTAAAAAAGGTGGAGCTTACATTATAAAGAAATTAGGTTCAAAAATTGGTATGAAAGCGGCGGCTAGAATAGTCGGTAAAGGCTTTCTATCAGGCTTAGCTGGTCCGGGAGCTGGTGTTATTGCTCCAATGTTATTAGCGGCTGACGCCTATATGATATACGATGCCTTACAAGATATAGAATAAGGAGTACTAATTGGCTGACCCAACTACTTGGACTCCCAAGTTTGAAGAAGAGCAGATTAGGCAACTAATAGGGGAGTATCAAATTAATCCCGGTCAATTTGATGGCAGGGATGAGGATATAGAAATCCTCGAAAATCACGCTTACCATTACGGACTTCCATTTGCACGAAATGAAAAACATCAAGATGGTTTTATAGCTAAGACTATTAAGGCGGCTGGACGTGGCTGGTTTGAAGGTTTTACTACACTCCCTCCTGAAAAGATTGATGACTTTACTGGTACTAGTATAGGTGGTGACCCTGAAGATACAACTGAAGCTATAGCTAGAAACCTTGGTCATTTAGCAGGTTTTATAGGTTATTTACCCGGTGCTAAAGCATTAAGATTCTTAGGTGCTTCTAAATTAGCAGGTGGTTTAATGGCTTTAAGGGGTAAAAGTGTTCCAATGGCTGTTGCTAATAAAGCACAAAAAGCTGTTGGTAAAGTAGCTCAACCTTATTTAAGAGATTTACCTAAGTTTGCTACAGAAGGTATCTTTGCTGATATGTCTCAAGGTGCTTTCCATTTAGGTGTTGCAAGTGCGGCGTCTAGTTGGACTCACGGAGTAGATGAGATGTTTCACGCCGCTGGTTTTGGAGCCGTTGCTGGTGGTGCGTTTAGAGGTATAGGAAATATGTCTGGTTTTGGTAAGAAACTAGAAGCTAATCAATTAAAGCCTAATGGTAGCCCTGATTTATCCAAACTCAGTCCCGGGCAAAAGGCTGATTTAGTGGCAAGAACTACAGCAGGTGCCGCTTTTCAGGGCTTACCTTCCACATTACAAGGAGCTACTACAGAAGAACAAGTATATGCTTATGCAATGGGTGCTTTCTTTGGGTTTAAAGAAATGCCTTATCAAACAAGAACTAGTAGAGAGTATTTAGCAGAAACATTTAAAAAAGATTATGGTCCTGACCCTGAAATGAATCCCAAGTGGGAAACATTAACTAAGGAAATGCAAGATATTGTAAGAAGGGATTTTGCACAAACCTTTGGTGGCGAAGATATAATGTACGCTAGGTATGACATTATGAAAGGTCGAGGTATTAAGCTTGAAGACATTGAAAAAATGGCTGAAGAGTTTGGTGCTAATGTAAAAGAAGTAGACCCTGTAACTGGGGAAATGATTAGTAAAAGATTTACTAAAGAACAGATAAAGGAATATAAAGAGAGATATAAAAACGACCCTAGGTTTCAAGATGAACAAGACCTAGATATGCACATAGAACAATTAGCTGATATACCTATGACCCTTGCAGGTAAAGGTGCTTTTGTTGATAGGTTATTTAATAGTAGAGCCAACTTAAAAGAAAAGTCTGGTGCAGAGAGATTAGACTTTGCAGATAAAATCTTTAAAAAGTGGGAGAAACTATACGATGAAAACACCGGTAAGCCCAAGCAGGGAGCAGAGCAAGAAATCATTAAGTTTATTGAAAAGGAAGCTGGGGTTACAATTAGTGCCGAAGAAAGCAACTACTGGAGAAATTGGGCAGAAAGAACCCGAAAAATGGAAGACATTGAACAAATTGAATTGGTTGACGGAGAAGCTGGTATACTTAAAGGTCATACTAATTCAGTTGGTAACAAGAAGAATTTGGCACAAGAAAGAATGATAATTGAAGATGTTTATGAAGCTGAAGTATTTAAACATACTGGTGAGCCTATTAAACAAAACTTCTTTAGAGTCTTAGACCATATGATATGGGGTGGTAAAGAAACAGACTTAACAAGAGCAGAGCAAGTTCTTGCTAAGCAAGAGTTATTAAGAATAAGGAAATCAGAAGAGTATGCTGAATTATTACCTCACGAAAGAACTGAGTTAGCTAGAAGTAATGCTAAGAAAAAAGTACAGAAAGCATTAAGTGAACTTATGAATAAGCAATGGTCAGATAATGTAGACATTCCTTATTATTATTATGGTGGTAAAGGCGATGCTAAAAAAATGTACTTTGTGAAACTGCACCCAGCACTATATAAGAATAGCAAACAGGCTGTTAGGTACAGAAGGTCCCTAATGAAGGTTATGCGTAAGCAAGTAGATAGAGATGGTAAGCGTATAACAGGTAATTTAAAGTCTTATAAAGAAGGTCTAGAAGCTTGGATAAAGAAGTATCCACAGTTTAAAAACGCTAAAAGAAGATATGAACAGATGTATATATCTAATGTTTTCTATGAGTTAGCTAATAATGGTCTTGCTTTAGAGAAACCTATAGGCACTAGAGAAAGCTTTGTAGAGTTTGAAGCTAAGCTTAACCAAGTATTACAAGGTGGTAAGTATATTAACAATCCTAAGGCTTTTAATAAAAGAGCTCAAATATGGTTTAACTCTGGAATATCAGCTAATCCTTCAGAGATATTTAGACATATGAGAAAGACTTTAGGCGTTAAAGATAATGATTTTAAAGGACTGAATTTCCGGGTAGGGTTTTTCGGTGAAGCTAAAGGTGGAGATATGAAACTCTCTGCCTTAGCTGAAAAGTATGCAGAGATATCCGATGGAGCCATACTAGCAAGAGAAGAGGTTGTAGATGCTTTAAATATAGATAAAGGTCTACCTACAAGTGGAAAAGTAAATAAATCATTTATAGTTTCACCAGACCCTCAGTATGGTACATTACTAGGTAAGTATATGATACATACTGCAACTCCAGAATTAAGTAAATATATGAAAGACAATGGTATACATATGATGATACCTGAGTCTGCGGCTAAACAGCTAGGTGAAAGAAAGTTAGGTAAGCTAACTCTTAATGAAGATTTAACAGAAATTAAATATGAAGGTGATATATACGATGTCCCAGCTAATCATTTTAGAACTGTAATGTCTGAAATAACTGCTGAAAAGTATTTAAAGAAACAAGCTCTACCTAAACAGATGTACTCTGTATTGTCTGCATATGGCTATAAAGATATAGACCCTAAGGTTATGAAGGAAATGTATGATACTCTCTCTGACAGGGCAATTAGGGGCACTCCTGAAGCTAATGAAAGAATAGAGAAGTATCTTGCTGATAAATCCGAAGCTAATATTAAGCAAATAGTTAACAACATTGAAGATATGCCTGTAAACAGGTTGTTTGATTTAATTAGAGACCCGGCTAATGGTAGATTGGCACAGAAACTTTATGAAAAAATCTTAAAGATTAATAATGAATTTGTAGAATCACTTGGTGAAGAAGGTGAAATGAGCCGTGAAGAAGTTAGAATGCACAGAGAAAATGCAGTAGACTTTGAAAGTGTTATAGATAGAATGGCTAGAGTATTTCCAGAAGGTAGTAATAGCGTTTATTTACATAAGTTTTCTAGAGATTATCGTATGCAAGCAATGCGTAATTATGTGGTTCAAAAACTAACTAGACCTAAAATTGACAATAGTACAGTAGCCAGAATGCGACCTTGGGAAGTAGGTATGCAGATGAAAAATAAAGAAACCCGAAGATTAAATAAGGAAGATGATATATTTTTTCTTGATGATGGGTTTAAAGAGTTAGTTATCAAAGACTCTTTAATAGACCCTAAAAGAAATAAATTAGGTGAAGTATGGGAGGATTTTCAAGCTGGTAGGTACGACAATAATAGAGAAAGTGTAAGGGATATACTAACAGCTATAGGTATGAGAGTTCCAATGGACTCTATAAGTGGTGCTCATAACCTTAAATTTGCCGGTTTTACGGGAGTAAAAGGCTTTGGTGCCTTACTACACCCTCGTTCTATGAAAGCTCTAGGAGGAGCCGATTTGGACGGAGATAAAGCTTTCTTTTTCTTTGGAGGTGAAGACTCTGGATTTAGAAAATCTTGGAGAGATATGTATCA